TTTATCAGTTACCCTTGTGGTTAACACTTAATTTACCTGATCTGTGGGTTTCTACATATACGTATACGTATACCCCGGGGGTGGCACCTGCCCGTACCCCTTCGATCATGGCAGATTGTCCAGAAAATCAACAACTATCCTGCCTTTGCCGCCAGAAATAACAAAAATTACCTATTAAATGCTTGAAAATTAACAAAAACCCATAAAATACCAGAATAAAAGGTAATAGAACATCTATCAATTGACGTTTTACCATTGTTGCAATGCAGCACGAATATTGCAGCGCAGCAAAAAGCATAACGGCGATGCACATATTGCAGCACCAAAAACACAACAAAATAAAACCATATCGCCACTACACATATTGCAGAACCATACCCCACCAAAACAAAACAGTCTGAACTTCAGACAGCTTAATGAGAACATAACCAGAACAAACCATGACCGAACTAGGAACAATAGGTAAGCAACATTGACCTTTATATTAGGACAACAACACTGCCCTATCATTGAAATATTATTACCCAAACAACACAAAAACCTTTTCATTTATTGTTATTTTCACTCAAAATGCATTTTTCTGCTCTTGACAGATTGACAGCAATTTAGGCTTTCTATACGACTTGAATTATAGCACTTCAGCTATAGCTTCAAACAGTCTGAACTTCAGACAGAAAGATAAACCAATGACAAACGTATCAATCACAAAAGCAAATATCGAAACAGCAACAAACGCTATCAATGCCATTGCCGCAATTGACACCAGCGTTCGCGATGGTATCGCAGCAAATGCCAAGCTTGGCAAAATTCTGAAGCGTATCACAAAGGCTTGCACTCGTCCGGACGGTTCTTTGGATAATAAAGCTTTTGATGTCACACTTGTGAAGCTTGGTTTACGTGATGCCAAAACTGGCAAAGACGACAAGCGCAAAACTGAACAGCGTGATATCATGTCCCGCGATAATCGTTCTTTGTCAGTAAAGCTTGCCGATAATTTGCCAGCAATCAACAAAGCTTTGAAAGCCCATAAAGGCAAGGTTTCTTCCATGAGTGGCGCAATCGCTCTAATTAAGCCGAAGACAGCCCCAAAGCAAAAAACCCTAGTTCAGCCAGCCGGTGAGGTTGCTGGCATCTCACTAGACGTTATGGACGCTGAACACGCTGCCGGTATTGATAGCGATGCAATCACTTTTGAAATGGCGGCAGATAACTTTTACGCTCTTTGTCGCGCTAAGTTCAATATGTCTTCTATTGATGCCTTGGCAAAGCTTCAAGATTATGACAACGAGAAAAATGTCAACGCTGATTTAAAGCTTGAACAAAAGATTGCCGCCACTGGCTAATCTGTCTGAACTTCAGACACTTTGCCCCATGTCACATTCTGGCATGGGGTTTTTCTTTGCCTAAATTCTGCCATGCCCAGCCAGTAAAAATATTAGGATAGTAGTGGTGGGGTGGTGGTGGGGTGGTGGTTCCATGTCGGTTTGACAACGCATTGATAACGTGCTAGTATTAAGGACAATATGAATTGTATGTGTTTAACGAAATAAAACAGTCTGAACTTCAGACAGGTAGGAGATTGACAGTGAGTAATATACACAACGAAGAAATCATGGAACGTCTATATGATGAAGCGTATGCTGAGTTATGGGGTTCTTATCTGATAAACAGTCAAGAGCAGCACCACTATGTTGCATTAGAATGGGCAACGAAACGCTTTGAGGAAACTGTCGGAACTTCAGACAGATAGGAGAATTATACATGAGTAAAAAATATGGTTTTGAGAATGGCAATGTCGTGCCGATAGTGTCGGGCAATGTGCAAAGTTATTGGCCTGCCATGCCTAATGAGCAGCGCAAGCGTGATGAGCATATCTACCCAACGCTACGAGTGGGTCAGCACGACAATATGTGGCAAAGCTACTTGCGTGGTGTCGCACAAGAAAAGCGCAAGCGTGTTCATGCGGCACTTGATGTGGAGATTGCCAAGCGTAGGGCTAGACTTCAGGCTCGACTTGACAACGCCTAGTTCTTATGCTAGGGTTTATGGACTATTTGAATTGCAACCAACCAACCAAACTGTCGGAACTTCAGACAGGTTAAACGGAGATGAAGATGGCAAATCCAGAATTACGAATGACCATGTACAAAGGCCACGTCAAACACGCTAAGATATGGCAATATCCGCCTGTTGATTGGCATACATGGAAGTTTCGGGTGTGGCCTAATTATGATTTTGATGTGCCTATGGCGGTGGCTACACAAAGAATATTATTACTTGCGGCTAGGATAACCAATAAAAACGGAGACTAAAAATGTATAATCGTGATTGTAAAAAGATTGCCAAGTTTGCAATGAAGAACCCTGACAACTTGGCTCGTGTGACCACTTTCGTGCTTACCACCATTCAGGCGGGTCTATCCACCACACCAATGCAGATGGACGACATTGACACAAACGGTGCTGGCAGCAAGTATTTGTGGGGCAACAAGCGTGATGGCTACCTCTATATGCAAGAACACAAACGTGTTATCTATGCAGCTATCAAGGAAGCTGTCAAAACTGGTGATGCAGTGGCTGCCATTGACGTTCTCACCAATGTGCCTAATCTGGGCATTGTCAAAGCGGCATTTGTAGCGCAAATGTGTGGGCTAGACGTGGCGTGTATTGACAGCCATAATTGTGACAGGCTAGGCTTGCCTCGTACTTCCCTAAAGTTCCCCAAGGGTGTGAAGCCTGAAACTAAGCGCAAGAAGATTGCCGACTATGTGGCGTTTACTCGCAAGACTGGCGGCTCTGAGTATTGGTGGAACACTTGGTGCGAGTACGTTGCTGGCAATCGTGCCAACAAGAAACTGACCACAGGTGATGAAGTGTCTATGTTTCATGTCGTTGCGGTCATGGGGTAAAACTGTCACTCAGTGACAATATAGGAGAATGATTATGCCTAGAAAATGTGCGTGTTGTGATACCTCTGTCGATTTGATGTACGTTGAAAGTGCAGACGATTACTACTGTGGCTTCTGTCATGCTGAAACGTATCATTACGCTGAGTATGATGAAGGATATCAAATGGCAAGGCGTGACATTGACTACAACATCTACGATGCCGAAGCGTCCGTGATGTCATTTGAAGGTGATCCACCCGATTGCCCAAGGCATTGGGGATATCTGCAAGCCTGTTTACATGAAGTGGAGAATGAAAATGTTCGATAAAATTATGACAATCGTGGTGCTAACACTCAGCGTGGCTACAATCACATACCTGTTACCAGATATGCTGTATTACACTGCACCTATTCACCTAATGGCATACACTTTAGCAGTGGTGCTATTGCAGGCAGGTTATCGTTCTATCGTGAAGGGGAAGTAAGATGAACAAGCAACAGTTAGTTCCCTATTACTTGATGTCAAGTTATTTATACTATAAAAAAAATAAACAGGTGCTAACTGATGATGAGTTTGACACGTTATGTAAACGTCTATTAGATGAGTGGGACAGCATTGAACATATGCACAAGCATCTAATCACTAAAGATGACTTGAAAGCTGGCACTGGCTATGCTATCAAGTATACAAATATGATAATTGGAGCAGCAGAAAGATGGTATGAGGGGGCAGCTTGACAATGAGAATCAAACCTAATATAGTTAATCCTGTAGCGAGGGCTATGGCACAGTCTCGCCGCAGAACACAAACAGTGCCAGACCAAACCAAGTACAATCGTAAGAAGGACAAAGACAATGCAAATAAAGATAGAGAAAATGAAGAGCCTCAAGGCAAGTAAAGCTAGTGGTCAGCGTGATGGCTGGCGTAAGATCAACAAGCAGAAGACGCTTATCCGAAAGCGTGGACGTAAGGCTAAACAGTTTATGCAGAGTGCTGCATAGAAAACGTAATCAGTGATTACAAAATACTAACCAACTCTCTTGAAAGGAGATATTACCATGACAACTTTTAACATTGCGACTAACTTCCCAACAGGTAAATTTCACAAGCGTCAGTCAGGTCTATGGGGTCAGCTTCGTGCTTCCTCAGAGATTGAGGCAAAGCAGGCACGTGTTGAGCCACTGTTCAAGGAACTACATGGTCGTGGTCTTAATCGCACCGCCTTCTACGGCAAATGCCGTGAGCTTGCTCGACAGGGCAAGTCTGATGTGGGTGGCTACCTACAGTACATGACACAGGATATGGCTGGCGTATTGCTGGGGCATATGCATCGTGAGATTGGCAAAGCAGTACGCCGCAACCGTACCCTCAAGAACCCTGACCTCAAGACCAATAGTGTCGTGTTTGAGATCGGTGAGTTCACGATTGACACATCCGATTTCGTCAGGACTTTCGGTGGTGGAATGAAACTGGTAGATGGTTTTGCTACCAAAGACAGCAAGACCTACAAGCTGTACAAGGCAATGGTAGATCGCAAGTACCCTGTCACTAAGGATACACTGATGAAGCAAGTAGGCTTCAAGACTGCTTCACACTTCTACGACACTGTGCGGATACTGCGGGGCAAGGGCTTTGAGGTGGAGACACTTCGTAGCAAGCACATCAGTGTTGCACCTAAGTACCAGATCGCTGGTTAGTTACACAACATGTGGGGTGGCAATCACGTCACCCCTCACTTCTCTAGGAGATACCTATAATGAGTACCGTTTCAAATAAAATCCAAAGACGTGTTGACGCAATCAATACAAAACTAAACACGAACTACGTTGCTGAACTGACACGTGCAGAATATCAGCCGCCATATATGCAGCAGTTTGAATGTCTTGATAGAGGTGACGTTTGTCTTGGCAGGTTTAAAGTATTTTCGTATGCTAAGTATAGGCATAAGTTTGGCAAGTTAAAAATATACGGCTTGACATGGAGCAAGTTTTTTGTGGGTGTTCGTCTTGGTCTTTCGTGGTATCATATACGCTTGCCTAAACTGCACAAAAGAAATACTGTCACTGCCTATCGTATAGATGGGCTTGGTGTAGAGGGTATGAGTAGCAAAGAAACTAAACAGCATCTTATTGACTATATGAATAAACATCATATGCACAGTGGCTAATGGGAGTATTGATATGCCTAAAAGAACAACTGCAAACAACATTGAAGGACACGAACAAGTCGTCAAAGATTTTTTTGCTGCCTTCCCTGCTAATCGTGACACATACGAAGCACCCGAAGGATACTCATGGGATACTCACGTCTATCATCACAGTCGTAGAGACAGAAAACGTGGTGCTACACACGACTATGCCCCAAAGGTAGGTGGTACTTGGTTTGGTGATAAGGTTATTGCTAAATCTCAATCCAAATGGCATGGCACTGGTGGAAATTATAGAGTATACACAACAATGCTTTGCATAGAGGAGATAGAACATGACTAAATTACTGACCAAGCCGGAACGAATGTCATTACATACCATGAGAGAGGATTACCTAGAAATTTTTCACACTAGACCTGAGCTACGTGAGGAAAAACCAGAACTGTGGCATCACATTGTAGATCAGTGGGAAGCAATCAAACAAAGACTAGAGGATGACGAGTGGGAGAAAATCAAAAGCACTTGTCATACAACGATAGAGGATGATGATGAAGCTGCTTGACTGCCACACAATCCTGTGCCTACAAAACCAGATGCCTGATATGGGCTTGGATGACTTGCTTGTCATTGGGTATCTGGTAGGGGGCTTGGCTGTAATTATATACCTAGTAATGGATGCATTGAAGGAGAAATGATATGCCTAAGTTAGATTTGACACCAGCGAACACTGTTGTAGAGTTAGAAAGTCTTGTTGAATATTGTGGTTCTCTTGCTAAAGAACAAGCAATAAAGGACAATACAGACGGTACTGTACTGTACAAGCACTTCCAACGAGAGTATGAAATAGAACTTTATGTTGCGAATTCTATCGGACTTATAAAAGAAGAATTGATATGCAGATAGACAAAGAGTTTTGGGATGGCTTAGTGCGTAAGCGTGATGATATGCTGTATGAGTATCAAGCTAAGAATTACGAAAGCATTAAACCTGTAACACCTAGACCACCAGAGGCAGCATGGGCAGATGCCAAGCTGTATAGGTGTGACTTCTACGACACACGCTATCCAGTATGCGGCACACGTCTTGTATGGGCAGTGGTAGGCTGGAAGTGGGTGCGACTATGCACACCAGTACAGCATGACAAGTGGCGTATCAGGCGTGAGGAGTGGGATAAAATACCACAAGAATTGTTTGTAAAGGAGATTGACAATGCCTAAGTACGAAGTATGGTGCGCTAATGCCACCCCTGATGAGCAGTATAGTACCCTTGAACCTGACCGTTTTTATCGTATCGCATCCTATGATACATATGAAGAAGCGGAAGAACACGCAGAAGATAAGGATGATTTTCAGTGTCAACTGTGGTCATCGGGTGTTGATATAGATGAGTACGGACAGCCTTTGTTTATTGATTATTATCAAATTCGTGATGAGAATGGAAAGGAGATTGATGATGTCTGCTAGAGGTAAATACACAGTATGCGTATCAGTAAATGTACAGCGTGAAGTGGTTGTACTAGCTGATGATTTTGATGAAGCTGAACAGGCAGCTATGCGTGAGGTAGTCAACCTAGTTGGTGGCACTAACCCTCGTGTCGTGTCAGCTATGGAAGGCACAACTAACTGGCCTATGGATAAGGAGATTGACACATGAACTGCTGGCACTGTAACACCCAGCTAATCTGGGGCAATGACCATGACATAGACCCTGATGACCCTCGTGGTGATGAGTTTAGTATGGTGACGATATTGACTTGCCCTCAGTGTGATAGCATGGTAGAAGTGTTCTACCCTATAGAATGGTAAAGGAGAAATGATATGTATGATAAATTAATAAAGCCTAGTAAATTACTAGCATCACTGAGACTACACGCTGTTGGAAATGTAAACTTACACAAGACCAACATAGCTGTATACTTAAACAATCCGGCTGGCATTGGTGAGCATTCGGATATCATGGAAGCGGTACAGTCTGAGCTAGATAAGATGGCTCAACATCAAGATCGCATTGAACTTATAGACAGCATACGCTCTGAGAATGAGGGAGATTGACAATGACTGAACAACAAATATTTGCTAGAATGTCTGGACATTTCCTATGTCAACATTTGCCTGATGATTGGGCAGACTGGCCTGAAGAAAAGCTAGATAAGTTTTTTGAGGACAACGCATGGGAACCGCTAGAGTATTGGCCTGTCAATGATGTTTATGAACTGATTGATAGCCTGACTAGGGATGTGATGAACCTGATGGGCGTTGATGGTACTGACCAACTACTGTAAAGGAGATTGAAAATGATTAAATGGGACACAATATGGCTACAGCTAACACGCAACGAAGCCAACGCTATCATGGTAATGCTAGATAGCGAAATAGAAAACACATACGAGGTATGTGGCATTGACCTGTCAGATTGGGAGAACCTAGACCTAGAAGCATACAAGCTGCTGGCGTTTCGTACTTTCAAGAAATGGTACATGGAGAATTGCGGTGATTAAACTATACCACCTAATCATGGACAGTAAACGTAACCCGCTGTCCTACATACCTGATACAAATACACGGCATCTGGTCATGCAATTGCTGGCATGGATGTGGTGTATTATCTTTGGAATGTCTGTCGGCTCTGTCACTGTGTTCGGTATCAGTGCCATAGCACATGCCTTGCTGATAGCAGGTGTGTTCATTACGGCAGGTGTATTTGAAACAGCTAGACGCAAGCCACAGTATTTTGGTGGGCTAGGCAGAGGCAATGGGGGTGAGCATGAATGAGGAACTACCTCTTGACCATGAGCCTTGTATTAACCATTGGGCAATCTTAATGGCTGATGATGATGTAGAAACAGGCCGTAATATTAATTGGGATGCTGCCTACGAATCTGCATGGGATGAAATTGAACTCAACATAAAATGGGAGAATGACAATGAATGACAATGAAATCAAAGGGATACGTCTATCCCAAGCAGTCAAGTGGAGTGGGCAAGACATCTTTGAAGTAGCGTCTGCTGCCTTTGAGGATGCTAACTACCACAGTTTTAACGAGGTATTCCATGCCGCATGGACTGAGTTCCAGAAGGAGTTGGAAGACTGTTGACATTTGCTAAAATATACTATATAACAAGACATCACTTAACGATAGGAGATTAGATATGCTAGAATATATTCCAGACCACCTCGACTTTAATGTTGAGTTTGAGCCGACTAAAGTTGACGATAAGAAGTATGTCATCAATGGCAACACAGGTGACTACATTGGCATCGTAGGCAATGGCTTCACATGTGCATCACACACTGACTTTTTCACTAACGTCATGCAGACTACGACAGAAACCTTGTCTGAGCATGACATGAAAGATGCACACATATACTGGCGCAGCGCACACAAGTCTGGCTGGGCTATGATGGATGTGACTCTGCCTAATGTGCAGGCTAAGATCACCACCGACAAGCACGAGACTACCCTGATGAAGCGGATCATTGCTTTGCATGGTGTCAACGGTACATGTTCCAACACCACCATCTTTGGTGCTATCGACTTCTTCTGTCTCAATGGGCAGATTACAGGTGATCACAGTAAGGTGATGCGTAAGAACACATCCAACTTCAGCCTCGACAGGTTCATCACTGAACTGCACAAGTCACAACAGGACTTCACTGCACAGGCAGAACAGATGCAGCGTTGGGCTAACACCAGCCTTGCCCATGTAGATGTTAAGACTATGCTTGAAGGCATTATGAAGTCTGATAAAAAGTCAGAGAAGATGTATGGCTTATATAATCAGGAAGTGGCTACACGTGGACGTAATCTGTGGTCATTGTACTCAGCCTTCACCAACTATGCATCCTATGCTGATGAGCGTAATGGCTTTGCCTTACGTAATACAGGCAAGGACACACAAGCTATCTCAATGTTCAAGCGTGAGATTGACGTAGCTGGTTGGATTGACACACCACAGTTTCAGGCAATGGCAGCGGCATGAAAAATGCAAATACATCAAACACAAGAAAGGTGAGGTTTTCTACCTCATCTTATCCCACAGTAGTGCATATACCAGCACGTGTGGCAACACTATGGCAACCCAGTAAAAAGCAAACGAAAAGGAACAAAAAGAAATGAAACTTAAACAGGTAGCCAATGAATACTATTCTTCCCATGATTACAAGAACTTGCGGGATGAAACTAAAGCACACTATCAGTACTGCTTGACCAACGCATTGGCTACCTCTGTCGATGGGGTAGTCATTGGTGAGGTTGATGTAACTAAAATGTCAACCAAGCAATCCAAGTTAGCCTATGACCAATGGTGTGATCGTGGTATCTCGACTGCGAATCACATCATGGCTGTCACCCGAATACTTTTTAACTACGCAGTACGAATGGAACACTGTAATATCAATCCTTTCGCTACGGTACGTAGGAGACCCACACAACCGCGCAAGGTGGTATGGACGAAGGGGGATGTCAGAAAGCTGCTAGACGCCGCCTACGGCGATTTTAGCACACGTAACATCGGTTTGATTGCACACATGGCCTATGAATGGTGTCAGCGAGTGGGTGACATGCGTCTGCTCACGTGGGATATGTTAGATTTTGAGACTAAGCGTGTAATAATACAACAGTCCAAGCGTAATGCGCAGGTTGAGCTACCCATAGATGACAATTTACTTGACATGCTTATACAACAAGAGCAAGACTTTGGCTTTCAGCAGTATGTTGCACCTAGACCCCAGCCATATCGTGGCGTATACGAACCATACACGATGTATAAGCTACCGTTACATGCACGTAAGCTGATGGATGAGGCAGGACTGCCAAAAGAATTACGTCTGTCTGACTTACGCCGCACAGGTGTTACGGAGATGGTGGATGCTGATGTAGGAATAGGACAAATCATGTCGGTTACAGGACATGCTAACCCACAGTCAGTTAAACCGTATCTAAAAAATACATATACAAGTGCAAATAATGCCTTGACAGCACGTAAGAACACATGATATAAGCATCTAACTGCCGCAGGGAACTATATATTATATATATAATAATATACATATAGAAAGGATATATAAATGATAAATGTAGATGACTTTGACGTAGCCAATGGCGAGACAAAGCGCATGAACTGTCCTGAATGTGGCGGGTATAAAACATTTACAGTGACCAATAACATGGGGTCACTTGTATGGAACTGCTACAAGGTAAGCTGCAGGGTTAGTGGTGGCACACGTGTTCACCTATCTGTAGATGACATACGTGCAGGCTTTAAGGGAGCCAAGGAGTTTGCTATGAATACATTTGAATTACCCCCATACGTAATACGACACAAGGATAACCTGTACATGAACAGGTGGTGTGACAGGTGGGGATTGGATGTAGATGAACTAGGCTTGTTGTATGATGTAAAGGAAAGCCGTGTGGTATTCCCTGTAATGCATGAGGGTAGAATGGTAGATGCTACTGGCAGATCATTATCAGGCCAGCGTTTACCTAAATGGAAAAGATATGGAAATAGTGGCTTGCCATACACGTTTGGTTGTGGTAAAGTCGCAATAGTTGTTGAGGACTGTGTAAGTGCAGCCGTTGTTGGTTACGGTTCCTTTGTCGGGGTTGCGCTTCTTGGAACATCTCTTCAGGATGCGCATAAAGGGTATCTTGCACAGTTCTCGACAGCAGTAATAGCGTTAGACCCCGATGCGCTGCCTAAGACGTTACATATGGCAAAGGAATTACGAGGACACGTCAACGATGTTCGTGTACTACGTTTGAAGGATGACTTGAAATATCGTAACCCGACAGATATGGAGAATTTAAATGGAATTATCACTAATTAGAAGTTTGATGGACAGGGGGTTCTATGAGGATCATCGTGGTTCTCGTTGCCCTGACCGTCTATTCAGTAAGGATGTACGTAAGATCAAGCAGTCTATCGACACTGCTATGGATCGTTATGAGCGTACTGTTACACCAGATGAGATTGAGGCATTGTTCATGGCGAACAACCCAACGCTCACTACGGCACAGAAGGCTTCCTATAGTAGTCTCTTTGGTCAGATCAAACGTGAGCAGCCTATGGGTAGCGACATAGCACAAGAGGTGTTATCTAAGTTGTTTCAACAGGTAATCGGTGAGGACATAGCTAACCTTGGCTTTGATTATGTCAATGGTGACAAGACTAGCCTTGAGCCTCTGCGACAGATGCTTGAGCAATATGGTGATGACTTCACACCTAACCTGAAGATTGAGTGGGATGACATTGACATTGAAACCCTGCTTGCGCGTAATGATCTTGAGGCACGTTGGACGTTCAACATATCCAGCCTGACACGTAAGGTTGAAGGCGTTAACGATGGTCACTTGATTGAGATTGGTGCTAGACCCAACACAGGCAAGACATCCTTTCATGCCAGCTTGATTGCTGCGCCGGGTGGGTTTGCACATCAAGGTGCTAACTGCATTATCTTATGTAACGAGGAAGGCTATCACCGTGTGGGTGCTAGATACCTGACCGCTGCAACTGGCATGACTATGCAAGAAGTAAAAGCTAACCCGACTAAGGCACGTGATATGTACGCACCAGTAAAGGAACGCATCAAGGTTAAGGATGCCACTGGTCGTGATATGAATTGGGTCGAGAGTGTATGTAAGGCATACAAGCCTGACATTGTTTTGCTAGACATGGGCGATAAGTTTGCTAAGACCGCTGGCTTCGCTCGTCCAGATGAGGCATTAAAAGCTAACGCAGTTCACGCTCGTATGATTGCCAAGCAGCACAATTGCGCTGTATTTTACATGTCGCAGCTATCTGCTGATGCGGAAGGTAAGGTTGTACTAAATCAAAGCATGATGGAAGGCTCTCGTACAGGTAAGGCTGCAGAAGCAGACCTTATGGTATTGATTGCTAAGAACCCACCAGTGCAGGGACAAGATGAAGAAGATATCCAGCGGCATCTCAATATTGTAAAAAATAAGTTGACAGGGTGGCATGGTAGTGTACACTGCAACCTTGAATATCAAACAGCGAGGTATACAGCATGAAGCTAGTATTAGACGTAGAGAACACAGTTACGCATCGTGATGGTAAGATGCATCTTGATCCCTTTGAGCCAACTAACTCATTGACTATGGTAGGTGTACTAACTGACCAAGGTGTGGAGCAACACTTCCCATTTGACCATGACGAACATCTTAGTAGGCGTGATTATAGTGACCGTGTGCAGTGGTATCTTGACCAAGCTACGGTACTCATCTGTCATAATGCAGCATATGATTTATTGTGGCTATGGGAATCTGGATTCAAGTATGATGGGGCAGTGTTCGACACTATGCTTGTTGAATACGTACTGCAGCGTGGACAGAAAGAACCGCTGTCACTTGAGGCTTGCGCTGAACGCTACGAGTTAGATACCAAGAAGCAAGATACGTTGAAGGAGTACTTTAAGAAGGGCTATAGCACACGAGATATTCCACTAGATGAGTTGACAGAATATCTATCTGCTGACCTTCACGCTACCCAGCAACTTGCAGATAAGTTGTGGTATCGTCTTAATACAAAAGCAGATGCTGGGTTATTGTCTACTGTTCGTTTGACTAACCGTCTAGCCAAGTGTCTTGCTAAGGTTTATCAGACTGGTTTCTCTGTTGACATGGACAAGCTAGAAGAAGTTCGTGAGGAGTTTGAGCAGGAAAAACAACAGCTTATTACTGACTTGCAATCGCACGTACATACGGTTATGGGCGATACCCCTATCAACCTCAACAGCCCAGAGCAATTGTCTTGGGTTATTTATGGACGTAAGGTTATTGACAAACAAGATTGGGCAACTTTGATTGACCCATACATGAATGACGTTGAGTTCCGACAGCTTGTAGCTACAAGGACGCAGCGTTTATACCGCACGAATGCGGTGCAGTGCGGGGACTGTTATGGTTCTGGTTATATCCGCAAGACTAAGAAGAATGGTGAGCCTTTCGCTAAACCAAGCAAGTGTTTATCATGTGGTACGGCAGGCTTCCAGTTCATCCCTACAGACAAACAAGCAGGCTTCAAGTTCAAGCCACCATCAGCTAAGTGGGCATCAGCCAATGGCTTTTCTACTAGCAAACAAAACCTTGAACTACTAGAAGCGGGTGCTAAGTCGCGTGGTATGGATGATGCAGTCGAGTTCTTATCTAAGGTGCGGCGGCTATCTGCTGTCGATACATACCTTTCATCCTTTGTGGATGGCATTAAGAACTACACCAAACAAGATGGTAAGCTGCACGTTAGCTTACTTCAACATCGTACCTCGACAGGTCGTCTGTCGGGTGCTAATCCTAACATGCAGAACATGCCACGTGGCGGCACGTTTCCTGTAAAGAAAGTATTCGTGTCACGATTCGATGGGGGCAAGATACTTGAGGCTGACTTTGCGCAGCTAGAGTTTCGTGCTGCCGCTTTCTTATCACAAGATGAGGTAGCCATTGAAGAAGTATCTACTGGGTTTGATGTACACGCATACACCGCTAAAGTTATTAGTGATGCTGGTCAACCTACGAGTAGGCAGGATGCGAAAGCGCATACCTTCGCCCCACTCTACGGTGCAACAGGATACGGCAGAACAAAAGCAGAAGCAGCGTACTACGAACACTTCAACAGCAAATACCAAGGGGTGGCATCATGGCATTCCCGATTGGCTAAAGAAGCTATAGATAAACAAAAAATAACCACGCCCTCTGGCAGAGAATACGCATTTCCAGATGTAGTACGCAAAGCTAGTGGGCGTGTGTCACACTTTACACAGATTAAAAATTACCCTGTGCAGGGCTTTGCTACAGGAGATATCGTGCCTCTAGCCTTGCTGCATATTGATCAGTTACTTCAGGGTAAAAAATCTTGTATAGTGAATACGGTACATGACAGCATCGTTATTGATGTACATCCTGATGAAGAAGTTCAGGTAATCAATATCATAGATCAAACAAATAAAGCATTACCTGAATTGATCAACACTAGATGGGGTATCAACTTTAATGTACCGCTATTATTAGAGTCAAAAATAGGTCCGAATTGGCTTGACACTAAGGATGTAATTTGATATAACTATGGACTATTCGCAAAAACAGAAGGAGAAAGTAATGACACAACTCACAACAATTGATACCGATAACTATGCTGCTATGGCTAAAGCTATGGGTATTGCACATGAGAAGACTAGCACATCGTCTAGTTCACTGGCACGGCTACGCATCAATCACTCACCAATTATGGGTACGGCAGATGTTAATGGCAAGAAAGTGAATGTAGAAGTTGTGGAAGGTGGTGCATACAAACTAGAGATACCAGATGGCCCAACATACTATGCATCTAGTATTAAGATGCGTCCGTTCATGCAGCGTTTTATGCATAAGCGGTTCGTTCAAGCTACGGCTAAATCGCCCAATCGTTACATCAAGAGTGTGATGGCTGACTCGCTAGACATTGACTTGAAGGATAACGATGGTGGGTTTAACTGTGGTAAGGCTGCAGGCTACATCAAGGACTTCAGCGCATTGCCTAAAGCACAACAGGAGTTGTTGAAAGCCATCAAGCGTGTGCGTGTAGTGCTGGGTGAGGTTGAGCTAGTCAATCCTACGAATGATAAAGGGGAACCTATTGAGGTCGCAAATACCCCATTCATCTGGGAGATTGATAATCGTGATGCCTTCAAGGAGATCGGTACATGCTTCACATCTCTTGCAAAGATGCAGCGTCTTCCAATCAAGCACATCATTACGGCTACAACAGATGAGCGTAAGATTCCGACAGGTGCATCATACTACGTTCCTCTAGCGAAGCTTGATGTGTCTACTGCCGTGGAACTAACAGACGAAGATCAAGTATTGTTTGGTGATTTCATGGCTTGGATTGACAACTACAATACATACATCATCAACCAATGGGCAGAGAAAGCTAACTCTACTATGGAAGATGGTGACATAGACGTAGTAGACGATCTAGTGGACATTGAAGTTGATGATGAGGATGCAGCATAATGCATCACCCCGCTGAACTAGCATTGCATCAGTACATGGAGAATGCCGTAAAAGGTAAGTCTACCATGTCTGATGACACCATCGAACAAGTAGCCGATGATGTAGCTGATGCAATCAAACGTCAGTTTGGTAGTGGTAAAACAAGGGGTGACTTTCGTTTGCGTATGTCAAATGTTGGTCGTCCCACTTGCCAGCTTTGGTACGAGAAGAATAAACCAGAGGTGGCAATGCCATTCCCAACTACATTCGTAATGAACATGATGATCGGTGACATCGTTGAGGCGGTGTTCAAAGGTCTTCTTAAAGAAGCAGGAGTTAAATATAATGATACTGAAAAAGTCACTCTTGACCTTGGTACTACTCGTATTAATGGGTCATATGATATTGTCATTAACGATGCAGTTGATGATATTAAATCGGCTTCAGACTGGTCATACAGAAACAAGTTTGAATCTTACGACACCCTCGCCGCAGGAGATGGGTTCGGTTACATTGGACAGCTTGCGGGTTATGCCAAGGCATCCGGCAAACGTGTCGGGGGCTGGTGGGTAGTCAACAAGGCCAACGGTCAGTTCAAATATGTACCAGCATCAGGGCTTGACATTGATGAAGAAATCAATAAGATAAAAGATACAGTAACAACAGTTGAGGAGAATAAATTTGAAAGATGCTTTGAACCAGTACCAGAGAAGTTTAGAGGTAAGGAGACAGGTAATCAGGTACTTAATGCTGGCTGTCGCTTCTGTTCTTATCGTTTTGATTGTTGGCCTGAGCTAACAGAACGTCCAGCAGTCAAGTCACAAGCTAAGAATCCACCTACGGTAAGTTACATAGGTGCTGTAATTGCCTAACGCAAAGCGATTTGCTGCAGCTAAAAAGTATGGGTATCGCAGTGGGCTAGAGCTTAAAGTCTCAGAGTATCTTAAAGAGCGTAACATCAACTATGGTTACGAATGCATTAAGATTGAGTGGGAAGACCTAGCCTACCGCACCTACACCCCAGACTTTGTGTTGGATAACGGCATTATAATTGAGACGAAAGGATTGTTTACAGCAGCAGATAGACGTAAACACGTTGCTATCAAGAAGCAGCATCCTAAGCTTGACATTCGTTTCGTATTCACTAATAGTAATAGCAAGCTACGTAAGGGTGCTAAGAGTACATACG